CAGGTGGAGCTAATAAAGGAGAAAAATACGAACAAGATATTTTAGAAAGAATTCAAGCATCATTAGGAAATTCTATAGATGAAATTCAATATGATGATATTAAAAAACTTTTTCAAACTATAGGTTTAGATCCTACTAAATTTTCACCACAAGATGCAGCATTTATGGGGGCATCTGATACTAAAAGGCAACTTTCATTTGATGGCCCTACAGATTTAGGTTCTAAAGTAGCAGACATTATTATAAAAACAACTCCACCTACTTATTTATCTATTAAAGATAGAAAAGGTTCTGGAATTTATAATGGAGGTAATGTTACCTTTATTAGAATGGAAGGTGAAAAAGCAATTTTTGACCAAAGTAAATATAACGATAAACCATTATTTAGAGAAATTTTTGAAGCCTGTGGTATAGATCCACAAAGAATAGCTGATGGTATAAATAGTTATATAACTAAAACAGGAGAACGTTCAGAATGGCAATCATCTACTAGTATAGATTTAGGTAAAATTAAAAATTTACTTGCATCTTCATTTGGATATGGTTATTGGTATGTTAGAGAAAAGGCAAAAAATAACATATTTGTCCATTATATAAACGATGAACAAGGTGCATATGATATGGTTGGCGATTTACAATCTAACGCCGTTAAAATTAAATATCCTGGTACTACTTCTAAAAATATGGAAATAGTAATTCAAACAGACAGTAAAGTTTTTGCCCAAGAAGAAGGTAGAACTCCATTAGCTTACCAAATAGTTATGCGAAATGCATCAGGAAAAATACTTCCTATGAGACTTAATATAAGAACTAATAAATAAAACTTGGCTTATATTGAAATATTTTATATCCTACCACTGTAGGGGTTTATAGGTGAAAATGGCGAACCGAATACACAATCCAAAACAAATATTAAAATGAAAAATAAGAAAAACAATTATAATAAATTGTCGGACTGGGAAAATCAACCTTCAAAAGAAAAAATTCGTAGAAAGAAAAAGAAAAAACCTTACAAAAGAGATTTGGATGTTAGGAAATAATTTCTTATATAATTAGTAATATATAAAATTAAATATGAAATACGCACAACAAACACAAATAGCTCTAGATAAATTAGATCAATCATTAGCTACATTAAGAACCTTAATTAAAAGAGGGCAAAATGCTGATGCAATTAGATTTATGGAAGAAGGTGATTTAAAAGAGAAATTTGAAGAACTCCAAAATATTATAACTATATCATCTACAGGAAACATAGGTGCTAGAGGAGTACAGAATACAGGTACATTTTAAATAAAAATAGGTTATGTTATCAGCAGAAAAAATCCAATCAAATTGGAAACGTTACCTTACTGAGGTTAAAAATAATATAAGTGAAGAACGTTCATCTATATTATTACCATTTCTTAAAAAATATGAAGAACGATTTATGATGATGCCTGCATCATCTAAAAATTGGCACCATTCAGCATTTGCTGGTGGTTATTGTGATCATGTTTTACGTGTTTTAGATTGCGCTAATGCATTATATACAGTTTGGAATAATAAGGGTGGTGATATGGATACATATACGATTGAAGAAATGCGTTTTGCTGCATTATTTCATGATTTAGGTAAAATGGGTCAACAAGAAGGTGAATATTATCAACCAAACGATTCACAATGGCATGTTGATAAGTTAGGTCAAGTATATAAATTCAATACTGATATACCTGCTATGAAAGTACCTGAACGATCTTTATTTATCTTACAGGAAATTGGTTGTAAAGTAACTCAAAATGAGTTTATTACAATAAAAATTCATGATGGTTTATATGATGAGTCAAATAAATTTTATTTTATGTCGGGTCAAAAAGAAACTCGTTTACGTACTCACTTACCATTATTAATGCATCAAGCAGATCATATGGCTGCTCAAATTGAATTTGAACAATGGAATAATAATACAAATTCAGTCCCTTCAGCTAAACCTAAAAATGCTTCTAAAGCAGATAAGATACAACGTAAATCTAAAGCTGTAAATGAAGCCAATAATCCGAACTTATCAGCAGCTACATTAGGTGTTATTGATTCGTTCTTTAATGAAGATTAAATGGAAATAATATTAGTAATTTTGTTAACTCTATCGATTTCAGCATCTTTTGTTGCAATAAGAAATCTTATTAAGAAAAATGAAGCGATGGAGGATTTTATAAATAAACAAAGCGACGCAATTGCAGCTTGCGATACCCGATTAAAACAAATAGATCAAAAAGGGGTATTTTACGCAGATGACGAAATTGGATGGTTTTTTGAAGAAGTTAAAAAAATTCAAGAGGCCCTAAATGAGTTTCGTATGAGATAATAAATGAGCAAAACAGAAAAAAAAGAACCGGCAAACGTCGGTTCTCCTACTCCAAAGAAAAAGAAAAGAGGTAGAAAAAGTACAAGAATGTACTTTACTCATGACACTGAATTAGCTATTGGTGAATATTTAGCTTCTGATAATGAAGCAACTAGAAATAAAATATTTAACGAACGTATAAATTATTCATTTTATAAGTTAGCTGAAAACCTCATTCACACATTTAAATTTTATTACACAGAGGTAGATGATTTAGAAGATTTAAAACATGAAGTTGTTTGTTTTCTTTTAGAAAAACTTCATTATTTCGATCCAACTAAAGGTTCAAAGGCCTTTTCTTACTTTAGTATTGTAGGTAAAAATTATCTTATCCTTTATAATAATACAAATTATAAAAAGAAAAAAATTACTACAGATGTATTAGCAGCTGATGAAGACGATAAAGTTATCCACGAACTTGGACGTCCCGATCGTAAACAAGATATGAAAGATTTTATTGATTATTTTACTGAATATATTGATAAACATATGTTTAGATTATTTAAAAAAGATCAAGATAGAAAAGTATGTGATGCTGTTAATATATTATTTAAACGTAGAGAAAATTTAGAAATTTTTAATAAAAAAGCACTTTATATTTATATTCGTGAAATAACAAATGTAGATACTCCCGTAATAACTAAAGTAACTAAAGTACTTAAGAAGAAATATCGTGAATTATATAATGAATATGATAAAACGGGATATGTAAAAATTTAAAAAATCTATATTTATAACAAAATAAAAATATGGATCCATTAGGCCAAGTAATATTTGACGATAAAACATTTTCTGATCTTCTTAAAGAAATCCACACTAATCAGAAAAAAAAAGGTAAACAAATTGGTCAGCTTATAGCTGAATTAAGACCTCTCATCCAAAATTTAGGAGACGCTACTGTTGTTGTTCCATTAATTAAAGAATATATGGAAATTAGTGTTAAGAATGATGATCATCTACTAAAGATGGCGGCTATTGTACAACGCTTATCTACAGGAAATGTAACTGGTGGAAGTGGAGATATGTTAACTGAAGAAGAAATGAATCAACTTCAAAATATCATAGAAGAAACAGAAAAAGGAAAAGAAGTAAAAAAATAAGATGGCTGTAGTTAGAGTAGATAACCAATTTCAAATATTACCTTCTGACACTAAATTAATAGCTGTTAGAATTACTGATATTATTTTAGACCCCTCACATAATCGTTTTGAAGATTACGGACAATATGATTCAATAGGTACTATATTCTACACAACATTAAATCAATCAAATCCATCTACTGATTCTACAGCAAAACCTTTATTTTCATTTGTAAAAAACTATCCTTTAATAAATGAAGTAGTTTTAATAATGTCATCAGGTGATAAAGATAATAAAATATCAACATATTATTTCCCTATAGTAAACATATGGAATCACCCCCATCATAATGCTTTACCTTACATAGAAAATTTTAATAATGATTCATCTACTGATTATGAACAGAGTATTGCAAGGCAAGTAGAAGATGGGTCAACAGGTATTAATTTAGGTAAATACTTTCAAGAAAAATTAAATATAAAACCATTATTACCTTATGAAGGTGATACTATTATAGAAGGTAGATTTGGTAATTCTATAAGATTTGGTTCTACTAATATAAGTGATAAAGTAGGTACTCCTAATGAATGGAGTAATATAGGTGAGTTGGGTGACCCCATTACTATTATAAGAAATGGCCAATCAAATCAATTAGACGATAAAGGTTGGATTCATGCTAAAGAAGATGTAATGGGTGATGCATCTTCAATTTATATGACATCAAATCAACAACTATCTAATTTTGTTCCAGCTTCATTAAACCAAAAATCATTTGGAGCCAATTTAGTTATAGAACCCACTATACAGGAACAATTAACTGGAGATTACATAACTCCTGAAACTAAAATTACCCAAACAGAACAAATTACTGAGGATTTAGATGAAATCAATGAATCATTTGAAATAACTCCTCAAACTTTACCCCCACCACCTACTTCATCTACCGAAAACTCAGATGACCCATTTGGGGATTATGCAGAAGAAATTTTAGATGGAATAGGAATAATGGAAATATTAGATATATCAGGAACAGAAGAAACAGGCGAAGATATAGATGAAAGTACAGGTACAACCTTTAATATAGAAAACACATCTTATAATACTCTTATACCATCATTTAGGGATTCATCATTTTCGGTTACATTACACACACCTGAACCTATTACTACATTTACTAATA